GGTGTCGTTGTCAGAAACGGGCTACAATGGCTTATTGATGAAGACATCGCCGTTAGTGTTGAGGTTGAACAACCATTTTTACGTGATGGCAAGGTGGTTGTATTTATAAATTTGGGTAGGGATCAGCTCAGTAAACACGTAATTAGTCGGCACAGCGGTCGGCGCTAGAACAACATTATCAATTGATGAGGTATTAGCGGGAAGGATTTCTTCAATCTTATCCTTGACTGTCTGCACTTCAGAAGCGGTCGGAATCGGATCAACATCATTATCACGCATAAAGAAGGTGCGAACGGTACCCAACGCAATAGCAGCGCTTGATAAGATGGTCCCAGTTGCTGGCGTTGTTGGTGTATTCGCTACGATATAATGAAAAAGCGATGCACCGTCAGTAATTATGACCGCATTAACAACATTATAATCAGTTTCAACAGCGCCGGTTATTGTAACAACCTGACCGTCATCAAAATTATGAGGCGCCGCGGTTGTGGCGTTAGCGACATTACCTAATCGAGTGATACCGCTTATAGAAACAGTACCAATTACTGTGCCGGCTTCTTCAACAAATACCCGGGTTACACCGGTGACCTCTTTAGCTTGAGCTGTAATATCTGAGGCGTTGAAATGTGCAACTGGATTTCTGATTTTCTCCAAATACCGCAACCTGTAGTCTTCGGTCGACTCTTCATCAGCGCCCCCACCGACCGCACCAAAATCAACAGACAACGTATCGTCAACCCCTATGATCGGGCTTTGTAATGCTAATGGTGTATCGAGATCAAGGTTCGTATCGGCCCCAGTTTCGACTGATTGAATCTGTACGCTACCTGATGTATATGCTGCTGTGATTGTCCCTGTTGCCGGCGATACAGGCGTTCCGGATACCTGATATGTGAAAGTATCCAGCCCGGTTACCACTATAACCGTATTAGTCACGTTGTATTCAGTCTGATCGGCGCCGGCGATAGTTACAGGTACTAATGACGCTAGATTGTGATTACTGGTCGTTGTGACAGCTGCTGTTGAGCCGCTGCGAGTGATTGAGGCAACGCTGACTAGGTTGTCAGAGATAGTCGCCCCGCTGGTAACCGTGTATTCATTACCACCTGACGTTAACGACACACCAATACCAATCGTACTCGCAGCGGTACCGGTCGCTACAGCACCTCCTGTGGCGCTGGTGGCAGGGTTGAGGGGTCCGACAAATATGTTACCCCATCGAGGAGAGGTTTCATTATCAGCAGTATCAGGAAATAGACGTGTCTCAGTCCTGGTTAAGTCCTGGTAGAAATCGAATATGCGACGGGCAACACCGGCAATCAATGACCGTAACCAATGGACAAGCAAATAAGGATTTGAGTCAGGCGCTTCGCGCTGAACGTCAGCCTTTATGCGGTCCTCAACCTGTGTCGAATTGTCCGGTGTTCCTACGCTCATATGAATTTGCCTGTATTATCCCAAATCTCAAAGAATCGACGGTCTACCGGTGAGCCATCCCTACCCAAATTTATAAATACAACCACCTTGCCATCACGTAAAAATGGTTGTTCAACCTCAACACTAACGGCGATGTCTTCATCAATAAGCCATTGTAGCCCGTTTCTGACAACGACACCAAGTTCAGCTAGAACACTACCTGTAATCCGCTCTTGTTCGAATAACCAGGTCTTCGAACCTTGCTCAAAGCCTGGTGTTGACTCATTACCCAACCAACCGCGGCGACTCCTGGCATCAGGGATCTCAGTTGCTGTGGCTCTAACCTCCTCAAAAATCGACATCAATATCGCTGTGTCAAGGGTTTGAGCCGTTGATATATCGCCCGCTGATGTCCAATCAAAGTCATAATAACCGCGATCAGTGTTTAATATTACATCAGTTGTCATAATTACGTCGCCGTATGAGTGGCACTGCCGCCAGTAATCACGCCGCCCGCAACACTATCACCAACCCGGGCAATAGCAGCACCGCCGGCGCCGCCTAATGTAGCGGTACCATCGTTATTCATGTTGCCATCAATCTGAGTATTACCGCTTACTTCAAAATCACCGGTGACCAATACCTTTTTTCCAGCCTGTGGTATAAGTTCAATATCACCGCTATTTCGCATAATAATACGGGCATTAGTACCAGGATGAAAGAATACAGGTTCACCCCTTTCAGTGTCAGATGGTCGCTTTACTGTGACAGGTACGGCAACGCCTGGTGCTATCTCTTTAAGCAATACGCCATCAGGCAGATTAGCATAGAGCCCATACGGGAACACAACTGTATAGTCACCAATGCGACCGAGAAATGACGCCTGTTGATCGGGTACGGTCAACTTCTTATCAGCGCCGGTGATCCTACCCCACAAATTGCTAAACATTACCCCAACCCCTTGAATATATCATTCTGATCACCTACGGGGCGTTGACTTAATATTTTCTGATCGATGGTATATACGTTGCGTTCAACGAATTCAAGTGATGTGACAGTTGGCTGACCTTCGCCTTGTGAGAATGTCAGAGTGCTAATCAACATTTTTCGGTTAATATCGGCCACATCTGAATTGATTTGAACTAATGTGTTTACGTCCCATACGCCCCCATTGGGTTTCTGGTGATCTTTTGCGGCACAGTTGAAACGGGTTGCCCTGGCCTTGGCTCCCTGGCTAGCCCACTGTGCCCGGTCTTTAAGCTGTGCGCTACTGTATGACTCGCTTTCAACGACCACACGCTGCCGACCTACTCTAACATCTGAATCGGTGACCCCCCCGCCTTGATCTTCAACGGCAGCAATATCAGTGTCACCGGCAAAATTCAAAGCGCGGGGGTCTAACTGGCCCCTATGAGTGTACTTGTTAAATTTCTCTGATCCGTTAACAATCCATGATTGAGAAATTATATTATTCGAATCACTACCCTTTAGGCGCTGTAGAGCTGCGCCTGATTCAGTTGGTTCAGATTGGGTAATTAAAATAAGACCATCGCGGGTCGAAGTTAATAATGCCTGGCGCTTTCTAGCATATTGCATAACAAAATCAAAAGCACCTTGACCAACTTCAGGGGCAATAATATCCTCAGCAGTATTAAATGGTTCAGGGAATAATGCATCGATTACAATAAGATTAGAACCCAAATGATCAATAACTATTTCGATAATCTTTTTCAGTGTCAGACTTTCACTAGCCTTAATATCATTTATCTGATCAATTTGAGAATCTACAAAATCGCCTGTTTTATCACGACCTGAATAAGTTACAACGTGTGATCCTTCCTGATCTGAACCAGTAACCTCATCGATAAAACCTGTAAGCTTTGTTGCACCGTCAACTATTACAGCAACATTGTCACCCTGTCTGAACGGCGGGAATGCATCGACAGCGGTTGCTGTAAAACTGAAATCATTTGACAGGGTTTCCAATGATACGGTGACACTTGCTGATGTGAAATCAGTGAACGGTGTACCATTGACAACTAACTCAATCATGCGGTTAAGATCCTTACGTCGCCCTCAACGAATGCATTTTGATTGATGTTGTTCAGATCAGCGATGATTTCTACCAAGTCGGTTGACCCGTAATACCTATATGTTAAAACTGATAATGGGATAAGCGGTGTCTCTACTGTTATGATTAATCGGGTATTAACTCGCACCACGTCGAGCGTTTTCTGAGCCTGAACCCGTAGTCTATCCAATTCTTCAAGTGATTCATTACTTAATAATTGATTGTCCCGAACATCAATATACTGTGCTTCTAATTCATCGTGTGCTAGATCAAGATCGTCAGTATTCTGATAATCGACTTCGCTGGCGTTGATATAGGCAAAACTTAATGCTTGAGTACGCATATTGGCGCGCAGTAAATCACGGTTGCGTTTTCGTTCTACTCGCCCAACTGTGTTAGTTTCAACTATTGGGTCATTTGTACCAAACGGGAACAAGCCTTTCAACACCCTAAAAGTTTCTGCTGGTGTTTCATACAGATTGTTAACTGATTCAAATAATTCACCAATGCTGCCGGCTAAGTTTGACGGCGATTGAACTAGGTTGCCGATTTGACCACTAAAATTACGAACGAGTTTAGCGAAGTCAGCCGCCTTGTCCGATTGCCGTCAAGTTATCCAAGGCGTCATTAAAATTACCTGAAAAACTGAGTGTTACACCATAGCCGTCAGTAACATCAGCGGCTAATTGTGTATTTAAAAGATCGCTAGCTGACTGTACTTGGCTGACAAGATCACCAGACTGAACAGGGATACCGGGTGAATCATCGACTTCAAAGGGTACTTTTAATTTTGCGCGGCCTAATTCACTAATTGTCTCGGTGAGTGTATAAATACCATTAATGACATTCTCAACATCACCAAATGTCGGATGAGTTAATACACCACTCTCGCCATCTTCAAGCACGCGTAACAGATCATCACGCTTTTGAAAATAATTTTCGTGCGGTATCCAAATAGTAATATTAAACGACTTAGGCGCTTTACCTTGACGTTCAATGGATTGGCGATCAGAACCCGGGAAATTAAATTTGATCAGGCGATTACCGCCGGTTGTCGGCATCAATTCAAAAAGGAATTCAACGCCCTTATATTTACCGACCTTTAATTGAATGATGTCTGTCATATTCCTACGGTCCCTGTTCCTACATCGGCTCGACGGGTTCCGCTACTGTTGACGGTTGGTGCTGTTGTCTGTGTCAAACCTTCATCAAGACCAACATTGATACCCACATCAACGCGACCGGCGGCACCGGCTAAGCCTGTAGCTGGCTCAAGTGTAGGACCGGTTAACGATGCACTACCGATTCTGAAAGCGTCACCTAAATCAAACTGACTGAAATCAAGCGTAACTATTGACGCTACCACTTGGCCTATTATTTCACCAACACCTTTCAGTATTCCTAATGCTTCCTTAGCAAAAAATCCGATTAATTGTAATGATCCGGCTACAATCTTCAACGAGTCGGCAAATGCATTAAGTTGTGCAGTATCAATTCCCTCTAAAAATACCGCGAAATCTTCAGTCAACTTAGACAGTTCGGGCTCTAATCGTAAGAATGTCTTGATTAGAGCGTCGTTGATAACGATCTTTAATTTTTCAGATCTCTTAGCGAATGTATCTAAATTAATATTCGCTTGCTCTTGAGCTATATTGGTACCCGCAAGACTGCGTTCATATTGACCCAGCATGGTGACATTACTCAATATCGCTAAACCAACCTTGCCGTGTTCCTCACCGAATAGTTTTGCTTCCAGTTGCGCCCTTTTGGTATTGTCGGTAACACCGTCAAGCACTTTCTTTACTTGTTCAAAAGTACCCTGGAGTCCTAGCTTTTGGAAATCAAAACCAAGGCGCCGCAATCGACCGAATATAGCATTCAGAGCGGTACCAGCTTTTTCGGCTTTGATACCACCTTTAGCGGTGACCTGAATAGCGGCGTTCAATTGTAAGAAGCTTAGACCGGCAGCCCTCGCACCTGGTCCAGCAATAACAGCAGCCGCGCCGGTATCCCTGATTTCTGATGATCCAAGCTTGGCACCAGCAGCTAGAATATTTACAAACTCGCCGGCTGATTCAGCACCTTTGCCGAATTGGTTAAGGCTTTCGGTTGTAACAAGCGCCGCCTGTGCTAAGTCAATTCCAGCGGCATTACTCAGCAATAAAACTTGTTCGGTTGTCGCTGTTAATGCGTCAAGATTTCCTAACAGTTCAGGCTTTGCAGATGCAACCAGTTTTATAGCCGTTGCTACTTCTGTCTGAGAAATAATAAACTGCTTTGACATCTGCAACGTCTTATCTCTCAGACTATCGAGGTCATCACCAGTCGCGCCGGTAATGGCCGATAGATTAGCAAGTGCTGTCTGAAATTGTGAGCCTACCGTTAGAAAACTACGAACAGAAAAGAATGCGATGGCAGCCGCTGCCATTTGTTTGAAGCCTTTAGTAAATGCAGCGCTACTTCGTTTGAATCCCCTGGCTGCTTTTTTACTTTTCTTATCCAGGTTATCAAATGATTTAGCGGCACGGTTAGTATCACGCGAGAAAGCGTCACGGGCTTTAATAAGATATTGAACAATAAAACTTTTATTTGCCATTCTTCAATTCTTCCGCCACAGCTTTAATTGTATCGTTGATGGATATAACCCGTGATGCGGGCAACCTTTCAAGATATTCGATACTAGCCGCGCCATTTGATCCGATTGCCATCTTATCTATCGATGATAAATAATCCGGCTCACCGACGATCATGACGCCTGCATAAAATTTCCCATGTATGACTTTAAACATCCCTCAAGATCGTTGTAAGCCATCCGATCAATCATAGGCAGCGTCATTGCTTTCTCACCACCCACCAATGCTGATTGTCTGAGTATTTCTTTGAAGGTGATTACGACGCGTTCCATATCAGCACCACCCATGGTCAGCATCGCGAAGGCACTTTCGCCAACCTCTTCAGGGGTCGACTCTTTACCGTCATCTGCCTCAACACCAGATAGGTCAATACCCTCTATGCTCTTTTTGGTAGACGCGCCTATCTCTGATTTAAGGATAGCCACCAAGTGAGCAATTTTGCCAGTGGGCTCACTCAGTTCAATAAAGCTTCCTTCTATTTCCTGGCCCGATCCATTTGAATACTCTAGAGCCTTTTTCAGCTCAAAATTAACAGTTGTCATGATGTTACCTTTTGATATCGCTTTTAAGACAATGCCCTATTAACTAGCAGTTAACGGAGCACCTTCGAACTCTATTGGAACTTTGCCCTCATTTTGAATGGCTTTTTCAGGATCATTAACCATGATGCCTTGGGTCAATGTCCTGCCCAATCGATTACCAGCTGAATCAGTACCTGATATTCGAACAACCCTACCCGCCCCGCGCGCTTTAAAGTCACGGGATAAATTACTTGAATTGACAGATGCCGGCATTTCAAATTTAATCTTACCGATCTTCGTTGAAATGTCCTCAGATATCACAACCACAGGTCGACCACCGCGAGAAGCAGCCTTAACGGTTGATTCTCCTTGGCCTTCCATTAGAACGATTGTGTTACTTTCAACTGTCACCGCTTCGTCATCAACCTCAACAGAGGCATCGACTAGTATGATTTCAGAGTCAGCCATTTTTTATACCTCAAAAGCTATTGCAAGATCATAGATGACGGCGCGCAGCTGTACGATAATGAACAGCTTAGCCGCTACGGTGAACTTACCGGTTACGGGATTTAGAGTTACAGTCAGATTCTCACGGAATGCTTTATCAAAGTCAGTTTGAACACCACCGACAGTACCGACACCGGTGTTAACCAGTGCCAAGTCACCGAGATCAGCATTCAGTTCAGCGACAAAGGCCGCAACGGATGCTTCATTGGCTGAGTCAACGCCGTTAACCAATGCACCAGAAGTCGCCCTATACTGGGGAAACTGAGCCCGGGTGTTGTTAACGATGAACTCCCTGGCAGCCGTTGCCGTATCCACATAGTTCAAGAATGTGAATGTTGGGTCAGGGTTACCAGCCACATCGGTTAGGAAGGTTGTAACAACCTCACCGGCGATGACAGCTGAAAAAGGTCGATTAGCATCAAGAACCCAGCCGCCC